ATCTTCGACGCGGTCTGCCTGGGCCGCGCGGGCCATCGCCACGCCGCTGCGCAATGGCGCACGCAACAGCAGGCTGCCGATGCGGAGTAGCCGCTGGCCGATCACGTTCCGCCGCAGCAGTTGGGCACCACTCGCCAGCGTTGGCTGGTTGGGTCGTAGCGCCCGTGAGCCCACTGGTTCTCGCCCAGTGAGAAGTTCACCCCACCCGGGCACAGGAACGCCGCAGAGTCGGTGCTGTGATTGTGGACGAACGTGACGTTGTTGACTCCCACATTGACGAACGTGGCCCTGGTGGACCCGTCACGCACGGCGTTGGTGATGCCACGCAATTGGGTGTTGGTTGACGAGGTGAGGCGGTACACGTCGGCTACCGTGGAAATCACGGAGTTGCTGATCGTCACGGTGGCCCATCGCTCTCCTGTAGCCACGGCAGTGACGAAGTCTGTCACCGCGGTTGAGTTGTGACTGTGCGACGATGGGGCGGCACCAATCGTTGTCGCGTTCAGACTGACCGCCCCCGTAAAGCCGTTGATTGACGTGACCGGGGCAGCCGTTCCGGCGACGATAGCCACGGCGCTATTGAAGCCGGTGATGTCTCCGGTCGAATGACTGTGAGACGCCAGGGCTGCGCCGATTGATGTGGCGTTGAGGCTCACGGCCCCCGTGACGCCGTTCACAGACGCCACGGGCGAAGCCGTACCGGCGACCACAGCCACTGCCGTGTTGAAGTTGCTGATGTCGGCCGACGTGATGGCTACCGCTCCAGTCCTCCCGGCTACCGAATGGACCGGACCAGACAGTGCCGCAATCGCCCCAGCCGTCACACGCTGGGTCTGCGTGTTGCCGGCGTTGTTGATGATCAGTATGGCGTTTGGGTCTGCGGCACCGACCGGAAGCGAGGAGATTTTGATCGACGGCATGTCACTTACCCTTCGGTCGATAGGAGTGCTTGGCGATGATCATCTCCCGTAGCTCGCCCGCCTTCTTGTTGGGATGGAGCTTGCGGTAGCGCCGCATGTCCTCGGCAATGATCTTCTCGGACAGCGGCGCCCGCTTGGGAGGAACAGGAATGCCCTTGTGGCTGACGATCCCCTCCACGGTCAGATTGCGTTTCCGGGCCACGCGGACGATGTCGGCCGTGGAATCGACCCACGCCTCCGGGTCCTTGTGAGCCCGCTTGTCTGCAAGACCGCCCACGTACTGCTTGCCGGCCGTGCTGATCCCCGCCTCGCGGGCCTCGCGGAGCATGTGTTCCGCCATCAGCTTGGGCATGTCATCGAACTGCTGCTGGTTGTACCGGCCCTGATTGAACGCCCGGTCCGTTCCCTTGGTGCCGGGGGGACACTGGAGCGCACACATCGACGCCCACTTCTCGCCGTAGGGCAGGGCGGCCTTGTAGGTCCGCACCGCCTCCGGACCGGCATCAAGCACCTGCTGGGGGATTGGCATTCTGTTGCTCCTGCGGTGGAGGTGGAGGCGGAGGCGGTGGGACCATGTACCGTGCCACGTCGATGTCCATGGATCGTCCCCAGTCTTCCAGGAGTGCGTTGAACAGCTGCGGCTGCCCAGCCTGGAGCATGCCCTGCGCTACGGGCATCATGACCTGGAGGGCCTGGTTCATTTGTTCGACCTTGGTCCCCTTGTTGGGCTTCCTGGCGCTGCCGGCCTCAACGCGGTAGTCGAACTCACGGACGATCTCGTCCGGGCTCGCTGCCAGGACGTGCATCTGCCACGCGCCCGCAGCCATGGGGCCAAGCAGCGGGGCGATGTCCTGCGGCTGCACCAGCCACCTGGCACAGAACGCCTCCTTCCGGGCCAGGAGGGACATGGCGTCTTCCAGTTGGTTCGCCATGTCGTCTGGCCGGACTGATATCTGCTCGCTCTTCACGGCGGCTTCTGCGGCTGACCTGAACTGATTTCTGGACATGCCGTAAATCAGCTCTGTCAGACCGACACGCCGGTCGAACAGGTTGGTGACCTCGGCCACAATTTGGAACAGCTCATTCGGCACACCGGGAAGGTTAAAGACGCTGATCACGTCATTCACCGAACGGCCGATCGCTTCACTGATCTCAACGATCTTGAAGCCGGAATCATCGGAATCCAGGATCTTGGCCTTCAGGTCGTTGTCCGCGGCCTTGGCAACGCCGATGAGCGTCTGGCTGGAGGTGGCGATCTTGGTGGCTATGAAGCTCATCGCATAGTTGATGAAACGCAGCTCACCGATGCCTGGCTTAATAAGCGAGATGGGGTATGAATACCCCGGCTTGCCGTGCCACTGGAGGATGGTGCAGGGCCACCCGTCCGGCTCCACCCAGAACGGGATGGGCCACTGAGCCGCCTGGAACAGTCGCTGCGGCAGACCGCTCTCGTCCACCTCGTCCTGGATGATGTCCGGCGGCAGGTTCAGCGGATACGGCACGCCCTCGCAGACGACGATGTAGCAGAAGTCCCCCAGGGCGTCGAACTTGCCACGGAGCTTCTGGTCCGCATCCTTCAGGCGATCTCCGAACCCCGTCTTACTGTAGATTTCCCAGTACGTGACGAGGTCGTTGGTCTTGCCGTTCTTCTTCTTGTTTTCGTAGCCCACCTCACGGCGGCGGCTACGTGAGTCATAGGACTCACTGTGGCCCTTCAGGTCTTCTTCCGGGACGCCGAACTTCTGGGCGACAAAGTCCCGTGAGTGCGTGCGTCGGCGGGCGATCCAGCGGATGTCCTGCTGGTCGTCTGCGTCCGGATCCCAGAGGACGGCGTCGAACGTCTCATAGAACGAACCGGCGACACGGGTTTCCGTTCCTGGGAACTGGAACAACTCCGTGAACCAACACCCGGCACCCTTGATCAGCGCCTCGTCCACCACCTTGCGGCTGTGGTCCTTGAGGTGCAGTTCGTTGGGCGTGTAGTTCAGGTACTCCTCAAGGAGCTTGGCGATGACGCCACGCTTCTCAGAGAGGAACTGGGTCTGCTGGACCAGCTGCTGGTACATCTGCATGCCCGGATCAGGCATCATCACCGGCTGGCCGTCCGGGCCGATGACGGGCTGGCCGTCAGGCCCCATCTGCGGCACGGGAGGTTGGGGAAAGATCCCCAGCATCTGCGGGCTCACCATGGGGTACTGGCGAGCCGTAACGTTCCGCACCGGATTGCGGTGATGGATGACCGCACCGAAGAGGCGAACAGCCTCCCAGACGCGGTTGATGGTCATCCGGAAGGCCGGCGGTGCCAGGCCCTTCACAAACCCCTTGACGCCCCGCGTGTAGTCATTGCGGAACATCCAGGCGTTCTCGCCGTCATAGAACTGCATGGCCTCATCAGCGTCCTCCTGAAAAGGCCGTTTGTGTTCCTTGGCGAGTTCGATCTTTTCCAGCCAACCCTGGACGATTGGCCGGAGCGGGTGTTCTTGCATGGCAGGGCCCTGGGCTACTGCTTATTGCCCCGCACCTTCTGTTCCAGCATCGCAACCCGCTCGGAAAGCTGGGCGACACGCGGATCCCGCGGGGCGTAGGTCCAAGTGCCAAACCGCCGCCATTCCGTGCTGTCGTCCAGGCGAGGATCGTCCCGGTGGCGGACGCTGGGCTTCTCCACCCCGCCGTACCCTGGAGACAGGGCCCAGAGGGTGAGCGTGTCCTGGCCCACCTTGATGACGAACGCCATCACCTGATCAGACCCCTCATGGGCCTGATACAGCACCGTGTCGCCCACGGAGGCGGCCGGCATCTTCCAGTTCACTTTTTCGTCGGTCCCAGGCATACGTATCCCTTTCCGTCATCGCCCTGACGTTTCAGACGCTCGGCTCGCCATTTGACATACCACGGCTCAGGGCCTGGCCGGGCTGGCGGTTGGTGGTACTGCGGCTCATAGGCACAGAGGTATTCCAGGCATTGGCAGCTGTGGACCTCGCCGCGTGTGTTGGGCATGTCCGTGACGAACGGACCGTTGTTGGACTGCACCACCTTCTTCTTGTACCGACGCAGCTCGCGGTACAGCTCTGGCACAGCGTTCTCCAGGAACTTCAGTTGAGTGCTGCCGTCACCGCGGATGTGCAGCATTTGCCGCACTAGGGCGGTTCTCGCCTGGATGTCGTCGGACCCGGGGACGAACTGGAACCCAGACATTTGTGCCCGGATGTTTCGTTCCCGGAGTTGCTCCGAATACAGGTCGCATGGCAGCCTGCCTGAACCAAGGTCCCTCAGTGTACCTCCGTGCATGTCCATGATGAAAGCGTAAAAGTGCTGCCCTTCGCACTTGGCTGCGAACGCCTCGCCCCAGATCAGGGCGTTGGCGTTCCGCAGGTACAGCTCGTCATAGACCAGGATGAACCGCTCGTCCGGAGGCACTGCTGCGAACACGCAGGCCATGACGGTGTGCCCTGGGTCGATCGATACGTAGCGTGTCCAGTCAGGCGGAACGATGCCGTCCGGCAGTTCCGATCTGGGGAGGGTATGGACCATGGTGTTGAACGACGGGTACATGAGGATGGAGTCCTGGGTGAACTCGCCCTCTGCACGCATCCGCAGCTCATCGACGCCCAGGGCTGACCACCGGGCGATGTTCTTTTCCTTTTCTTCTTTATCGATATGGTCGTTGTCCAAAAATCTCAGGACGAACTTCTTGATCTGCGGGTTTTCCTTACCCTCCTCGGCCTCCTTGTCTGCCCGCTCACACAGGCCCAGCAGGGCGTCGTTCTTGGAGTGCGGCATGGCACTCCACACCAGCCGGCCTTTACGGTCAGCCAAGCGGGCTTGCATCTCACCCACCCAAGAGGGATTAGAAATATCCTCGTCCAGATGCACCAAATCGGCCTGAAAACCCTGGGGTGGCTCACCCTCAGACGAAAAGAAGTTGACCGTCCATCCATTGGTCAGGACGACACGCTGGCAGTACCCGGCGTTCTTCAGCACCCATGACACGTCTTCAACCAGTCTGGGTGGCACCAATGGTGGCGCTGGCTTCGTCTCGGCTCGGCGGGCGGCGTCCTGGCCAGGGCGGTACGCACGCCACTCGCCCGTCTCCAGGTCCTTGATGATCCGGAACGCACCGGCCTTGAAGAGCATGGGGTAGGCCACCAGGCCGATGTGCGGCCAGTTCCGGCCCACCACCACTAGGTTGCCGCCCTCCTTGGGGTACTTGTCGAACGGATCAGTGCCAGTCAGTGCGCGGGCATCCTCTACAAACGTGGAGAGCGATTTGCCGGATCTGTTCCCGCCAAACACTATCCGCTCAGACGCCATGCTGGCGTGCATCTGCTGCTGAAGCGGCATGGGCTCGTACAGCCTGAGCGCTTCGATCTTCCGACTCTTCAGCTCCGCCTGGACCTCTTTGAGGTGGCCAAGCGTGTGCTGGGTCACGCCGGGGACGACCGGCGGCTTAGGATGGTCCGGGACCTTCCGCGGGTGCGGCTTCACTGAGGACCTCCACTGCACGGCTGACCGGCAGGGCCTTGAGCGTGATGGCCGTCTCCATCAGCCGCTGCCGCAGTTCCTCCTCCAGCTCGTCTTCGGTCCACACCGACAGAGGCTTCTTGGCACCGCCCATGGCTGTGTTGGCGTTCACCAGCCGCACCAGCGTCTCCAGCATCTTCGTCCGATGAGCCCCCCCAGGAGGCGAATCGTAGTACTGTTTCATGAACACATTGCCGAAACCACGCACGCCGCCGAAGTACTCCAGAAGGACTTCGATCAGCTCGGCACTGTGGGGGATCGTTGACCCGCCCAGCCTGGCCGCCTTGCAGAACACGTCCACCGCGTCCTGCTCTATGGCGTCCAGCCGCGAGTCCTTCTTCTTCTTGCGGCGTTTTCGTTCGTAGGACGACCGGCACGTCTTGCATTTGGGGTGCATCCTGCCATCGGCTGACCGATGGAAACTGGTCTCTGGCAGCTCCTGCTTACATTCGATGCAGGTCTTCTTCATAGCTTGCAGTGCCAGACGTTCCCGTTAACCACTGGCACCAAGCCGCAATCCGCCACCGCCCGCTTCACGCCATCGAATGCGTGGTAGTCATGGCCCGCCAGGATGTGCTTGGCCTTGGGCTTCCAGGCCATGATGTCCTGCTTCACCGATTCGTAGTCATGCTCGGCATCGATGTAGACGATGTCGAACTGGCCGTCCCGGAACTTGGCTGCGGCGTCAGGCGACTTGGCCTTGACGGCGGAGATGTTCATGCCGGCGGTGTTGCGCTGGAACACCTCAAACGGCGACCCGGCTTGTCCGCTGTACTGCTTGCACCCCTCATCATTGACGTTCCCGCCCCACGTGTCCACGCAGGTCACATGTGCCGCCCCGGACTGGGCCATGATGATCGCACTGCGGCCAGCCCATGAGCCGACTTCCAGCACCACCGGCTTGCGGCGATGCTCGTCGCGGAACTTCTGCACCAGTGCAGCCAGGGCCTCGGCATCCGACTGCGGCAGGTCCATGCCCATGTCGTTGAAGCTCTTGGGCAGCCAGGTTGGTTCCGGGAGATCCACCAGCTTGGTGACGCAGCCGGCCTCCACCGCACCGCGGAGCTTCTCCGACACATGGGCGGCTGTGATGATCACGGGCTTGCCAACGCACTTGGGCTTCCAGTGACCGGCCCAGGCGTCCCAGTTGCAGAACACCGGGTTGTAGCCCAGCTTCTGGACGCAGACGAGCGACAGGTCCCGCGTCATCGTCACGTCTTCGGTGCTGGCCTTCTCTGCGGCGTAGCGGTCCTTCCACTCATAGTAGAACCACGGCTTGTCCGCCTCGGACCGCGGCTCGGTCACGTCAAAGGCCCGCATGTCGTACATGATTAGGCCGGTGGGTAGTGCAGCGCACTCCTGGATGCCGGTCATGTTGTGGCCGGTGTTCCGGTCATACATCTCCAGCTGGTAGTCCGGATTGGCGTGTTCCGACTGCATGTTCTGCCAGCGGAACACGTACACGCACTCCGCAGGCGGAGGGCCGCAGTAGGGGGCCCCAATCACACACGGCCCCTTGAAGTAGTGATTCACCAGGAAGTCGAAGCTGCTGTGGAAGAACGGCTTCGCCCCTGGCTGGCCGGCGTTGATGTCCGGCTTCATGTCGGAGTCCACCATCACCAGCACATCAAGCCCGTAGTCCCGGGCCATGAGGACAGCCCGGTTGCGGGTCATGGTGATGGGCGTGTCAGACAGGTTCCAGATGCGGACCTGTTCGATCCTGTCGGACTTGGACAGGTCTGCGACCAGCGGCACCATCCACTCTCGGATGTCAGGCACCTCAGAAGAGATGCCGCCGTTGCCGCCGTAGGAGAACGTACAGAATCCGACGTTGAACTTCTGGTGCATGCCTGGGCTCCAAGGGGGAGCCGTCAGTGTACGGGCGGCCAGTATAACGGTGCAAACCTACCGGCGGCGTGTGCCCTGCGTGCGCGTCGGCGTGGGACGGGCCCGGCCGGGCGTTGCTTGCGTGCGGATGTACTCAGCCATAGCCGCCGACTGATCTTTTTTCTGGCTTGCAGGCTTAGGCGCTGGCAGCCAGCTACCCGTTTGCCCGGGCGCCCTGGGCTGCACGTATCGCATGCCCGTTTCCTGCTCTCGGCGCTTGATCTCGGCCTGGCGTGCCTCTTCGGTCATGATCTGCTCACCACTTGGCCCACGTCTCATTCCTGGAAGAAGTGGGTAGGACCAAGGGTCGGAGGGGTTTGGCTGCGCAGCTGGCGGCGTATCCATGGCTGGGCGTCCTGGCGGGTCATATTGCCGGCCGCCTGGCTGTGTGTAACCAGGAAAGCCCCAGTCAGGCATGCGTCCTGGGGGGAGTTGCTGGCCTGGAGGGGTTGGCTGGGCGGCGCCTGGAGGTGGTAGGCCGGGGCCGGGCTGATAGCCGTCATCAACCCCATCGCCGTCCGAATCAACGAAATCCATAAACCTGCCTACGCCAGGAGGCATGTTAATGAACTGCCCAAACCTGCCCCACCGCCGCGACTCTGGCTGCTGCTCGCGCACGGGCGGACGCGGCGTTGGCTCCGGCTCGGCAACCACAGGCGGCCTCACTGGAGAAGCGTCCTGATTCAGTCCAGGATTCATCATGTACTGGACGCGGCTCTGGTATTCGGCGTCCCGTCGCTGCTGCTCACTTCGCCATCCGCCTGGAGGTGGAGGTGGCGGCGCCCACGGGGCACGCTCCGGAGGCGGCGGAGCGGGCGGCGGAGCTGAGGCTGCGGGTGGAGTAGGCTGCTGCGGGCTTCGGAAAGCGGGCCAGTACTCCCCGTTTGGACCAATTGGGAGGTCGGTCAACGGCTGGCCGTATGGCAGGCCAGTGCCTGGGTTGATAGGCCGCGGAACATCGAACGCCGGCTGCTGCGCCGGGGCCACCAAAGGGACGCGGGCTTGCGGGAAATTGGGGAATTGCGGGCCGAGACTGCCCGTGCCGTACATCGGCGGCGCCGACTGCTGGCCCAACTGGGAGATGAGCTGGTCCTGGAACCCTTGGGGTGGGGTGATTCCGTACTGGCCAAACATGCCCATCAGGGCGTCCACATTGCCAGTGGCGAACGGGTTGCCTTGATAGCGGCCATCCTTGATGTTCTCTGATGCCTGGTTCCAGGTCGTTCCAAGGTCAACACGCTGCGGCTGCTGGCCGCCCATCAGGCCCTGGTTGTATTGGGCCTGGTTCTGGAGGAACTGCTGGACGAATGCATCCTGTTGGTTCTGGTACGCCTGGAGGTTGGGCATGGAGCCGAATGGCGTCTGGACACCCTGCGGTTTCTGGAACGCGCTCATGTTCAACGGCGCGGATTGGGGTTGCGCGTCATAGCCGGGCGTGTTTGGACGCTCGCCCTTGCGGGACGTGAAACCCATGAATGGGTTGGACTGATTGCTACGTGTATCCATGACCACTCCTACGTAGATCGGATGCCGTCAATTACAGCAGGCTCCACTTCTGCTTGGCGTCACCGCCGTACCGCTGCGCGTACCATTCGTCAAACGGACGCGGACCCTGCCAGCCCGCCAGGAATTGCTGTTGACTTGCTGCGTCATTGCGTTGCGCGGATTGCCGTTCATTGAAGCGACGAGCCATTTCGGCGTCGAAGTCGGCAGGATTGCCTCGGTGCTGGCCGGCAAACAGATACGGGTCGTTCGGCATCGTACCCAAAGGCTTATCGAACTCTCTGGTGCGTTGACGGGATTGCTGGTATTCGGCTGGGCTCATGTTGGCCCTTCGCTGTTCCTGCATCCATTCGTCTATGAACTTCTCACGGTCTTTGTACTGTGCGGCGCGTGGTGCGTCGTCACGCTCGGCCTGGCGCTTCTTGAGGAAGTCCTCGCGGCTTATCTGCTGTCCGCCTTCCAGAT